AGTCCAAGCCTGCGCTGTCTGTCAAGATGATGGGTGCAAGCGAGCCGCTGGTTGCCACGCCTGAACACAAGGTCTGGACCAAGGACGGAATGAAACCGCTTGGCAATCTGATGCCGGGTGACGCTATTGGCTATCCAGTCACGGAACTTGGCGACCAGACACTTGAGTGGGTGTTTCGGCGCGATTACCCACGGGCAGCAGGCGGCGGCTCTCCTGCCGTTGGGCCTGACACCGTGCAGAGTTCATACGAACTTGGCCGTATCCTAGGGTTGTATCTGGCCGAGGGAACCATTATCCGCCGTCACGGCAGCAAAGACTGCGGTGCTGTAAGTTTTGCCATCCATGAGCGCGAAACGGTTAGGACGCTTGAGTGGTTGAAGCCGCTTCAGGGTTTGTTCCGCAATGCTCCGCGTGTTGCAGCGCGCAAGAACAGCAAGACAGTCACAGTAACGGTTGGCTCTCGGTCTTTCGGTGAACTCGTCGAGGAACTGTGCGGCAGCAAGGACTCCAAACGGATGCCGCTGCATTGGGCCTTGCACCGTGACTTTGCACACGGATTGGTTGTCGGCTACTTCGCGGGCAACGGCGGTGGCGAAATCAGCATGAAAACCCGCCGCATCCAGGCTCCGTCGATCCGCAGCGCCATTACCTTTGGCATGAGAGACGCGCTGGCGGCGCTTGGCTATGGCTGGACAACGGTTACCCGCCGCGAAGGTGCCGTGCGTCATGGGCGCAATGAGCAGACGCAATGGACCATCCGCTTGTCAGGCGTTGGCGTTGACAAGTTGTGGGTTGAAATGGGTCGAAACCCCGTCGAGCGCCGCAAATCGCTGAGAGAGGCTAATTTTAGCCTATCGGACGGCTATGCGTGGCTTCCAATTGTGTCTATCGACCACGTTGGCCACACCGAGGTCATGGACTTTGAGGTAGATCATCCCGACCACTCGTACTGCACTTGGCAAGGCGCGGTGTCGAATAGCGAGGCAGCGTGGTGGACGAACGCCAAGGACCACTTTGCCGCGTCCGTGCAGTCGGTCGATGAGGTCAAGGGCCAGTGGGGCGTGCTGTGGAGACGCCCTGCCGAGCCGCTTCCTTTCGAGAAACCCGAGTTTGTCGAGGGCTGGATACAGGCACCGTCCGAGATTTGGCTGGAAACAACCTCTGCTGGGCCGACTGGCGAGTACTACAGGCGTTATATCGACGCCATGAAGGGCATTGGACGCTACAAGCATGTGTTCGTGCCGTGGACGTTGACGCCTGAGTACACCGAAGAAGGCGATTTCGAGCCGTTTGCCGAGCCGGAAGAAGAAGGCGCGCCTTCCGAGATAGAATATCAGGGGCTGTATGGTCTTTCTGACGAGCAGATGCTTTGGCGCAGGGGCAAAATACAGGAATTGGGGTCTGTCGGGCGGTTTCGGCAGGAATATCCGACCACGATTGACGAAGCGTTCTCCGATGCGGACACGGAAGCGGCTTTCATCAAGGGAATCCACATCCTGCGGGCGCGAAAACGCAAGATGGAAGCCCCGGACGCCCCTCTCATCGTCGGAATCGACCCTGCCGGTGCTGGTGGTGACCGATTTGCCATTGCATGGCGGCGCGGCGACCGCTGCATGAAGATCGAACACCGCAACCGGCTGGAACACGACGAGGCCGTGGCGTGGATTTGCCGGGTGATTGATGAAGATACCCCGTCAAAGGTTTGCATCGACCGTGGCTCGATGGGTGGCAACATCCTGTCGTCCATTCGGGCGATGGGACCGAAATATGCCACTGTGATGAAGGGCGTGGACTTCGGCGGCAAGTCGCAGGCCAAGATGGCCAACCCTGGCAGGTCTGGTCCATTCAATCGCAGGGCGGAAATTTATGGACGGTTGCGGGACTGGCTACCAGAGGCCGCGATTCCCGATGATGACGACCTTGCAAGTGATCTGGCGGGTCCGAGGACCAAATACCGCGCCAACAATGACTGGATGCTTGAGAGCAAGACCGACATGAAGGCCAGAGGCGTCCGCTCGCCTGATCTTGCCGATGCCCTTGCGCTCACTTTTGCCACGCAAGAGTTCTTCGAGAGTTGGTCAAAGCCCGACCGGACCAAGGGCTTTGCGGCGGGTACTGACGAAGTGATCTACATTGATAAACGGGAACCACAAGCCTTTTACGGCACACATGGATGGATGGGATGAGCACTTTCCTTGATAGCGTAACCATCAACGGCCAAGAGGCTTTTGAGGTCAAGCGCAAGAAGATCAAACTATCCAGCGACTACGAGGACGAGGACGAGTTCCTGCTGGAAATGCGGGAACGGTACGACAACGGCGTGGGATTCGACCAGCACAACATCGACGCCGGTCAGGACGACGCCCGCTTCGCCATTGGCAACCAGTGGGATAGCCAAGTCGAGGACATGCGCCGCCAGAAGAACAAGCCGGTCCTGACGTTCAACCGGGTGATGGCGTTCGTCGGGCAGGTTCTGGGTGAAAGGCTGGTCAACGAGACCGAAATCAGGGTCTATCCCGACAAGGGTGGCACCAAGGAAGCGGCGTCCATCATCGAGGGCATCATCCGGTCCATCTTCAAGAACTCGGATGGTGATCTGGCCCGCAACGAGGCCCAGAAGTATCAGGTCATCGGCGGGCGTGGTGTGTACGCTCTGGCGGTCAAGTACTCTGGTGATGACGTATTCGAGCAGGAAATCCGCATCGAACAGGTCGCGGACCCGTATTCGGCGGTGTTTGATCCCCTGAGCATCGACCCAACGGCGGGTGACGCCGAGTGGGGCTTTCTCTCGGACGACATCCCCCTCGACCAGTTCAAAAAGCGGTGGCCCAAAGCCGCCCCGGTGGACTTTGCGACCTCGCAGTTGTGGAACAAGCGTGGCTACTGGTGTCAGGCCGACACGGTAAGAATCGTGTCCTACTGGGCGATGGTCACCGAGGGCACAAAAGTTCTCGCGATGACACAGGACGGCATCACCCGCGATGTGACCGCCTGGATGGAAGAAGAATACCTCATCGGAAGGCCATACGAGATGGTTCCGCCGGTGGCAAGTAAGCCGGATGGGTCGCTGTATGTCCGTGAAGTCCCCAACCGCTTTGCAAGGCTCTACATCTGTTCCGGCAACCAGATTCTTGACGGCCCGTATGACTATCCCATTTCCTCGATCCCGATCTACCGGGTGTCGGGGTGGGAAGTGAACGACGGCGAGCGGCTTCAGCGGTGGGGTCTAGTCCGGTTCATCAAGGACGCCCAGCGGCTTTACAACTTCTTCCGGTCAGTGCAGGCCGAGCAGCTTGTCTCTGCGCCTAGAAACAAGTGGCTGGTCACTCAGGCTGCCATTGCCGGATACGAGAACAAGTGGCGCGCATCCCCGACGAATGACGACCCTTTCCTTCAGTACAACGGCGACGAGCCGCCCCCGGTTCCGATTCCGCCGCCCCCTGCTGATCAAGCCCTGATGGAACAGGCCATTACGTCCGCGCAGGACATGAAGGACATCTCCAACATCCATGAGGCGGCTCTTGGGATGCCGTCCAACGAGGTGTCCAAGGTCGCCATCCAGCAGCGGCAGATGGTGTCGAACATCGGCACGTTCATCTACCAGGACCGCCTTCGCATGGCCGACGAGCGGTGCGCGAAGAACATCATGGAACTGGTTCCGCATATCTACGACACGCCTCGTATCGTCCGTATTGTCGGCGCTGACAGCAAGACCACCATGCAGGTGATCAACTCCGGTGAACTCGACAACGTGACCATCGGCAAGTACGACGTAACCGTTTCTGTGGGACCAACGACCATCACCAAGCGCCAGCAGGCAGCAGAGCAGATGATGGCTTTTGTCAACGCCATGCCACAGGTTGCCCCTGGTGTGATGGACCTTGTTGCCGAGGCGCAGGACTGGCCCAAGAGCGACGAGTTCGCCAAGCGGTTCCGCATGATGCTGCCGCCCGGCACCATCCCCGAGGACGAGATGACGCCCGAGATGAAGGCCGCGCAGGCCCAACAGGCCCAGATGGCGCAGATGGCCGCACAGGTCGAATCCGCCCAGATGGAAGCCAAGACAGCCAAGACCATTGCCGAGGCCCAGTTGGCCGAAGCCCGCGCCAAACTGTCGGAAGCACAGGCGATCAAGGCAATGGCAGACTCCGAAGCCCGCCTGAAGGACGTGAACAGCAAGATCGACGACCGCGAAATCAAAAACACGCTCAGTGCTTTTGATCAACACAACACCTTGGCGAGAGAAGACCGAGAAGACGCCAAGGAAAGTGACGAAGAAACCTCAAAAACAGGGAATGACGAATGAGCACGCTACCGGAAGATTTTCAGGAAATGGACGACAACATCGAGTTGGGTGGTGAACTTGCCCAGCCAGAGAAGGTCGAAAAGCCCAAG